CACCTTTTCTACTAAATATTCCTCCTAAAGGATTTCTGGATGTATTTGCTTCAATAGCAGTTAATAAATCTGTTTGTGCTGTTAATTGAGCCACTATGGCAGCATCTAAACTACCACCGGAATTACCGCCTCCAGAAACTGCAATAAGAGCATCTAATTTTTCATTAGTCTCTTTTGCAGCAGCCTCTATCTTTGACAGAGGATCCATTAAATCTTTAAGAGTTACAGCAGCCATTCAATCTATTTATTTATTAAAACTTCGGCATACTAATCTTAGGCATAGATGGTGCTTTAAAAGAACTCATCTGTTTGTTCATAGATCTAGACATGCTGTCCGTATTATATTTATCCGAATAGGATTGAGTATTCTGTTTCTCTTCATCATTACGATCTTTTAATAGATCATTGTAAATTTCTAAGGTATATTCATACTCATAGAAAGGAAGCAAATCCAGCTCTGATGGCTGGAGATGCAACTTTTCTAATAATAAAACTCTAATCTTATAAAAGTTCAGAAGAGATATCTTGAATAATAAACAGAGCTTTGATGCCGCCGGGAAACGTGAGCGGGACGGCGACCTCCTCACCGCAACTTTCACATGGAAAACTAAACTCAGGTTTAACTCCAATTTTCGCTTTCTCAACTAATCTGTATACAATTGAAAATTTAGTAGCGTCCCAGCCCTGAAAATTTGTAATGGCTGAAAATATTTCTTTATCATTAAATCCTCTCCATTCTCTCTGAATGTAAGGTAAGATAGATAATGATGATCTATCCCAAGTCTTTCCTTCTTCTTCTCTCTTTCGTATCCAATCAGTAATAGATCGCATAACACCAATCGTAGGAGGTGCTATGGTTAATTCACCGTGGCTTTTTGTTGGTACGGTAAAACATTTATTTTCATGATCATAATATTTTGCTATTAAATCATCTTGTTCATTAAATTGAAGATTAGCTGTTTGAAGTTCCACTGATTCTTGTGATTTACAAGTTCCTGTTTTACAACTCTTTTTACCAACCGGCATCATTAATTTATTTTCGCCTTCCTTAAATGTTAACTCTCTAATAGATAGGATTAGATATATTCTATCCTCTTCTAAAACATCTCTATAAGATCCTCTTTGGTTACCATACATAATTTTTGTACAGTTCACTAGAAGTGAGTTTAGCTTTTCATCAACATCTAAAATGTTTTCTTCATCTAATGTAGAGAATTCCCTAATCTCACCAACCCTTGCGGCTCTAATATGAATTTCAAAATCTTCTCTATAAAATTGACCACCTGATGGAAAGTTAGCTAAATCTAATTTAATATAACCTGTTAAAGATTGTATTCTCTGAATTTCAGGATCATCTATAGAAGTTATACCAGATCCTCTTGTAGTATCTACTTTACCTAATTCAGTAACTTTACCTTCATCATTTGTTTTTACCTCAGCCGTAGTATCTACTATACCTTCAGCCTCTGCAAATTCTTTTTTAATATTGTCTTCGTGACTACTCATAATTATTTAGTTTTTATTAATTGTTTTTCAGGAGCGGTTTCCTCTACTATATGTTCAACTATTAATTGTCTTACGTATTTGGATACTGGCAACGGTTTTGTTTTATTTTCCATTGATTTCTCGATAATAATTGAATTTAAATTATCTTCATCTTCTGGTGTTAAGAGAACTTGTAGTTTTTTAGTAAGTCTCTTTTTTTGTGGAATTAATTCTTGTACGCTTTCATTATATCCATATTTAGGATTATCGGCTTTATAATTTTTTATCCAAAATTCTAGCCTTTCCATTATATGGCTTAATGATTCTTCAGATTCAAATTCTTCAAGAACAGTTTTTTGAAAAGATCTTGTACCAAAGTCTTTAACTGCTCTTTTAATATATTTACCTGCTCCTAAGTTATTAGGATTATCATTAACTGAATAACCTACATAAACTTTTCCATCAGTTTCATTTACTACTTTAAAGATTGTCATATGTTTAGATTATATAATTTATAATATATATTAGAGTGAAGACAAAAAAACTGGCCCTAAAGCCAGTTTTTCTAAAATATTTAAAAGATTATGCAGCTCCAACATTTTCCTCAACCCAGTGATCACAACGATAAGTCATTGTTAAATCAACTGCGTCTGGAGTTTCATAACTTAATTCATCTACAAAATCAGGTTGACCTGTAGGGAATACATCTTTACAAGTAATCTTTCTAAAGATATCACCTGCTCTGTTGTACTGTACAATAATCATACTTCCTACATAGTCTTTCTTTAATCCCATTTCACCAGTCAATGGATCATAGATTAATTTGTACCAATTACGGAATGTATTGTAAATGTAATTTTCGTTAGCTTCATTTAAGTTAAGACTAAAGTTAACAGTCAGATCCATAAATGTTTGACCTGGCATACTTGCAAATGAACGGTCAGCAAATTTGTATTTCTGTCCGATTGCATCTACAGCAGGGTTTAAGTTATTTAAACCTCCAATAGTTTTAACTTGCTCTAAGATTAAACCCGTATCATCCCCTAGTGGTGAAAATACTGTCACCTCAAAAAGGTTAGGCTGAACTGGTTCGTACCTTTGGCTACTGGCCCTTGATTGGGTATAATGTGGTAGTGGCATAGTTTATTTTATTTTTTTTATATATTCTTATTTAGTTTCCTCTTATTGGAAGTTTCCTGAACTAATAGCTCCTGTTTTCAAAATAGTTGTTCTTTGTACAAGAATTTCCATTCCTCTTACTGGTTCAATATATGTATCTAGGATACCTACATTTTGATCAATAACTTCTGGAGTATTATTAGTTTCATCCATTACATTCTTAAAGTCATAAACACCATCATCATTCTGAACTGTTGATAAAAAGTTATCAGCAAGTGTTTTAATCTCTAATCTTGTTTGAGCAGTATTGAATTCAAATAGATAGTTTCTAAGAATTGCTTCAATACCATCTTGGATATAAATTACAACCTCTCTACAGTTAATAGAGCTTAATGCAGATTTTGTAGTCTGCTGTGCAGTTTTATTTGCAAAGATTGTTGGCCCAGTTCCACTTTGGAATACAATTGGATTTAATCCAAATGGTTCTAAGTATTCTCTGTCCTCTTTTCCAAGATTGATTTCTAATCCTACAACTCCTGTTCCACCTACAACACCTCGACGAACTCCGGCAACTAATGACCACGGTAATGCGTTTTCATATTTTGCAATAAAGTTATTTGAAACGTATGCAGCCGGTACAACATTTATATTTCTACCTAAATCCCTAACAGTAATAAAAGGATAATAGAATGCTCCCCAACTCGCACCTTGTGTTTGAGATGGTAATGAGTATCTTACTGTAGGATTTAATGAAAGATCACCACCAGTAGAAATAAATCTAGAGGATAAACTTCCAGTTAGATCTTTAAATGAAGGTTGAGAATTACTCTTGAAGTCCTTAGCAGATGGAGCATTTAATATTGCGAATGCATTCTTTCTAGTAGAAGCCAATATTGTATAGATCGCTTTAGATCCACTTTCAATACCGTTTCCAAATGTATCTACAATATATCTAAAGTTAATTACATCTCTGTCAGTTAATGCTTTAAATAAATTTGTTCCATTTAAAGTACCATTTAAGATTTCAACCTGTCTGTCATTAGTTCCGTTAGGTACGTGTGTAGAAGTTAAATTAAATCCATCTAATGTAAAGATATTTAAATAATCAATCCACTTATCTATTGGGAAGTATAATTCAACTTTAACAATACCTGCAGCGGTTGTTGTTGCAATTTCACTTTGACAAGTTACTAATAGTGCCTGCTTACCTGCAGGAATAGTACTAAATTCAGCATTTGTTAATCCACCTTGTACAACGTTAATTCTTGTTAACCTTGAGTGGGCTACACCGGAAGGAGAGCCTTCAGAATGTACTAAGTAGTTTCCTACAACTACATCAGCAGCATCAGGATTATCACTAGCTATTAATACTTGGTTAGGTTTTAATCCAGTTTCAGTTATTGAATCTGAAATAATATCAATAGAAACATTATTAGCACCTTTCAGCGTTTGAATTCCTAATGTACCTGCAGGATAAGTAATACCTGTATTTGAAAATTCTGTGTCTATAAAGAAACCGCCATTAGCAGGATCTAAAGTAAATTGATCGTGCGGTGTTAAATTATTAAATTGATCTTCTTCGTAAGGTGTTACCTGAACAGATGGTAAGTTATATTCCGGATCTGAAATAGGAATAGTTGTTAAAGTAGTAGTTGGAGTTTGCGTATGAATGAATCCATAATCAACAGCATTAAATACTAAGTAACTTAAATATTCTGTACCGGTTTTCAAATATACCGCTTCATCACCATCGGTAAGAGTACCGTTTGAGAATTGGCTGTATAATGTTGAACCATATCCACCTATGATATTTGCATTTGCATTATCTGCTAGGATTGCTTCATCAGTTACAAAACCAAAGTCACTTTCATTAATAAATGTATATGAAGCTCCAGTAACATTACTAAAATCACCTGGTATAATTCCACCTACACTTGATAGTAATAAGGTAACAGTATTTCCTACAATCTGTACTGATGTTACAGGAACATATTTATCACCTGTACCAGTGTTTGCTAATATGTAAGTACCTACAGCACTTTGTGTATTTGCAGTAAACGCAGCGAATGCATCCCATAATGGATCACCAGCAGAACCTACAACAGTAATCTGTATATCTCCACTTGTTAATTGACTTACATTAATAGCTTCAGTCGTTGCACTTACTGTGTTTGGTGCAGTTCCTGTGCCAGCATAACTAACATCTGAAACGATTGATCCACTATAAGATAAGAAATTAACATCTTGTTGGAAATCGTAAGCTTGAGTATATTCAAGGTTATGACCTATTAAATCAATACCACCAGCAACCCCATCAATTAATGTATCACCATCAAATAAATCTTCATTTACTGCGACAAATACACCAGTGCTTGCTGTATCAGCATTAATAACTTTTTCAATAAAAAGGTTATTACCTAGTAAGTCTGTAAAATTAGGAAGTAATGATGCAGTATAAGTTGCAACTACATTAACTTCTGATTCATTAAAGAATTCAGCAATTTTTGTATCTGAATCATCATTTTGGAATACTCTTCTTTTTAATCCTTGTACTTTATCAAAATATGTTTGATAAATTGGATCTGCTACAAATCTTTCATAAGGCGTTGCAGAACCAAAGTCTCCACCAAAATTACCTTCTATTAAAAATACATCTACTAAGAAGTCAGATACTAAACTATCTTTATTTAAATAACCTGGTACATTTGCAGCACCATACCATTCTTCTGCAGTTACATTAAATCCTGTTGAATTTGCAGCTGATGCTTTTCTTACAATAACTGAGATAGGATTCTGACCTAAATTAGTAAAGTCTAATAAATCATTAGTTGTTCCTGAATTAAATGCTAGTTTATTTGCACCAACATTATCTAAGAATGCGTCTGAGTCAGGATAAAAGAATTTATCTCTATTGTACATTTTTTGATATTCTCCTAAGGCTCCAGCATTATCCTGAACATCAGGGGTAGCAGCTGTACCAAATTTAATATATTCTACCTTATCGGCAGCAGTTAAGTTTAATAGGTTAAGTGCAAGAATCGGTCCTCTTTCCAATGCTGCTAAACAGCTTCTATGGAAAAATGAATCCTTTCTTTCTAAGTTTCTGTCAATATCACCATATACTTGTTTGAAGAATGCGGTGTCAGGTACAAATACCGGAGTATTGAAAGGACCTGTTTTAGAGAAACCGACAATTAACCTTGTCTGATTAGCAGGAATACTAACTACTTGAGATTTGTCAAATTCAAATCTGTAAGTTCCTGCTGCTTTAATCGAAGCGATTTTCGGATCTAGTGCCATCTTATATTATTTTTTTTATTTGCTTTTTTTATATATCCACTAACCTATAACTTTTTATACCAAGTCATAGATATCAAAATTCAATTGTCCTCCCTTAGCATCTTGTTCTAAGATAGCATCAATTTTATCCTGTACGTGCTGTTCGGCAACATCGTGAATCTCTTCAGCAAAATCGGAAAAGTCTAATGTAAAAAAGAATTCAGAACTATTTATGCAGGTCATTATTAAATCATCATGGCCTAATTGCCCAGCATACGTACCATTAGGTAATTTACCGAATGTAGCTGCTTCATAAACAGTTTGCTTATCTTTTATTACAATTTTATTTTGTGTAATATATTTTTTAAAGTTTTGACAAAAAATAGGCTTATTATCTTTTTTAACTTTTAACCCAAATTGTTTAGTCCTTGCATCTATACGGTGTTTAAATTTAACAACAGATTCTTCATCAAAATCATTTCTCTGTGGAAAAACGGTTTCCATTCTTTTAATTAGCTCACCACCAAATAAATTCCATTCTATAATTAATTTTACATTCTCAGAGTAAAAAACATCATATGCTAAAATATAAAGAGATTTTGCAAATTCTTCAATGGTATGTTCATTACTTCTAAATCTACCAACTTGTCTAATTCTGTAAAAATCAATAAAGCTACCTGGTGAAGTTACCTTTTTCCAATCGGCTTCATCCATAAGCTCTATCTTAAAGATATTAATAATAGAATAGTCACCACCGGTACCTTCTGCTATATCAA